CCCTGCGTGGTTGCCCAGAGTGATGTGCCCGTGAACCGGACAGCGGACCTCCGCCGGGACTACGACCGTCTCGGCGTCCTCCTCGAGACCGCCAAGGGGGCGGCGGCCGCCGCGCTCGCACGTGAGCGACGCATCCTCGGCGAACTGCTCGAATCGCTCGAAGTCCCCGAGGAGGTGAGCGTTGTCGATCAACTGGCGGCTCGACGCCGAACCGCAGCCGCAGATCCTGAGGCTGCCGCAGGGGGCTGACAGCCTCGACGAAGCCCAGGCGGCGATCGAGCTGTGGGAGCACTACACCGCCAAGACGCTGGACCCCACCCAGGCGCTTGTGGTGCAGATGATGATGGCGCAGGGATCCGATGGTCGATGGTGCGCAGCGACCACCGGGCGGGAGATGCCCCGCCAGAACGGCAAGGGCGACGAGATCGAGGTCGTGGAGATGTGGGGTCTGCTGCAACGCGGCGAACGCATCCTGCATTCGACCCATGACGCCGTGTTGCTGCCGACGCTGACCCAACAGCGCCTCTTGGCCACACTCGACCATCGTGATCTGCGCCCAAAGGTCAAGCGGGTGTGGAGGGGTACCGGCCAACAGATGATCGAGATGCGCAACAGCGGCGCGATTTGGTATCGGGCTCGTTCGACGGGCGGCGGGCGTGGCGCCGACAGCATCGACCGTCTGGTGGTTGACGAGGCTCAGCAGGCGACCGAGGTGCAGATCTCGGCGGTGTCCCCGACGCTGCTGGCGAACGAGAACCCGCAGATGAACGTGGTGGGGACGAGCGCCCTCGAAGGCATGTCGGAGTGGTGGTGGCGGATCCGTCGCCGTGCGCTCCTCGACGATCCCGGCGCATTCGGGTATGTGGGCCACACCGCGGAGGTCGGACTGCATCTCGATGACGCCGGTCGGATCGTCCAGCCGTCGGTCGATCTGTCGGACCGTGGGATGTGGGCGGCGACGAACCCTGCGATCAGCCATGGCCGTGGCCGGGGGATGGACTACCTCGAGGAGCAGTGGCACAACCTCGGTCCTGACGCGTTCGCACGTGAGCATCTCGGCGTGTGGGCGCCTCCTCCGGTTGTGGCGGACGATTCGTCGAAGATCCCTCATGTCGCATGGATGTCATGTCGTTGGGACGGCACCGAAGCCGATCCGATCTCGCCGGCGGTCGCCTTCGACGTGTCACGAAACGGGGAGTGGGCGTCGATCGTGGTGGCCGCCGGCGATCTGCACTCCCCCTACGTCGAGCTCGTCGATCACCGCCGTGGTGTGGGGTGGCTCCCAGAGCGTCTGATCGAGCTTGTCGAGCGGTGGTCTCCTCATCGTGTGGGGTTCAACGCTGCGGGTGCTGCGGGTGCGCAGGCTGCTGCGGTGCTGACGGCGTTCGTCGGGGCGGGGATCGCCCCCGAGATCGTGGCGCCGATGGGGGCCGCGGAGTTCAAGGCTGCGTGTGGCGCGTTCTTCGTCGACGTGATCGAGGGGCGGCTGCGTCACATCGGGCAGGCGGAGATGGACGCCGCTGCGGCTGCGGCGGTTGAGCGTCCGTTGGGTGACGGGTGGGCGTGGGATGTGCGCCGTGATGGGCCGCCGATCTCCCCGATGGTCGCTGCGACCGTCGCGAGGGCGTTGCTGCGGGTGGATTCCCCGCCGGCACCCGTCAAGCCGGTCTACGCCTACTGAGGGGGTGCCATGTCCACGATCCTCGAACTGTGCGGGCTGGCGCTCGTGGCGGTGGGTGTCGCTCTGTTGTCGATCCCCGCTGCGGTCATCACCGCCGGGTTGATCCTGGTTCTTGTCGGATTCATGTCGGAGGTGGACTGATGGGTCTTTTCCGTCGTGAGCGCCGCTCCGCTGCTGGTTCTGACGCCGCCCTGTCAGCGTTCCTCGCTGCGCAGCGCAGCGGGACGACGGCGTCGCTGGGGGTGTCGGACCCCGATCAGGCGATGCGTCTCGCCGCGGTGTGGTCGTGTTTCCGCATCCTCGCCGGCATTGGTGCGAGCCTGCCGCTCGACCAGTTCCGTGACGGGGTGCCGATGCGGCGTGCACGCCTGTGGGATGAGCCGTTCCCCGGTCAGACGCTGCCGGATTGGTCGCGTCGGCTGTGGATGAGCGTCCTCACCGACGGGAACGCGTACGGGATCGTCAGCCGTGACACCGACGCCCAGATGGTGCCGAGGTCCGTCGAACTCATCGACCCGCGGTTGGTGTCGTGGCGTGCGGACGGTGACCGGTGGGTCACCAGTGTGAGCGACAAGGAGGTGGAACGGTGGCCCAACGGCCCGCTGTGGCACCTGCCGGTGTTCACCACCCCTGGGATCCCGTGGGGGCTGTCGCCGCTCACCTATGCGGCGACGACGATCGGTGCGGGCCTGGCGGCGTCCTCGTTCGCCGGTGGCTTCTACCAGGGTGGTGGTCACCCGAGCGCGATCCTGTATTCCGACGACCCGAACCTCGACGCGGAGCAGGCGCAGGCGGTCAAGTCCGCGTTCTCCCGAGCGACTCAGGGCAACGAACCTGCGGTGCTCGGGTCTGGGTTCCGTTTCGAGGCGGTGCAGATCTCGCCTGCCGACGCCGCGTTCGTTGAGTCGGCGTCGTTGAACGCCCGACAGATCGCGTCGTTCCTCGGGGTGCCCCCCGAGTGGATCGGCGAGGGGGTCACCGGGTCGACGGTGACCTACGCGAACCGTGAGCAGCGGTGGTCGGACTTCCTCGCCGTCGACTTCATGCCGTACCTGATCCCGATCGAGAAGGGGCTGAGTCGGCTGCTCCCACGGCCCCAGGGGGTCAAGGCGAACCTCGACGGGGTGCTGCGCAGCGATCTCGCCACCCGCTACCAGTCCTACAAGACCGCCGCGGAGATCTTCGACCTCACCGGCGTGGAGTTGCTCACTCCCGCCGAGATGCGTGACCTCGAGGACCGTGAACCGATCCCCGGCGCGGAGTTCACGCGTCGGACCACACCCAACACCACCGGAGTCCCGCTATGACCAACCACCAACCTGACCTGGGGTCCGACCCCGAGGTGCGCACGGGTGCGGGCCGCATCGAGATCCGCACCGACGACGACGGTTCTGTCCACCTCGAGGGCTACGCGACGGTCTACGACTACCGCTACGACGTCGCAGGTGGGCCCACGTCCCCGATCGGGTTCACCGAGGTGATCGCCCGTGGTGCCGCTGCGAAGTCCGCGATGGAGGCCGACGTGCGTCTGCTGGTGAACCACGACGGGCTGCCGCTGGCGCGGACGAAGGCGAAGACACTCACCCTGACATCAGATGATGTCGGTTTGCATGTCGACGCACGGCTGGACCCGGCGAACCCGACTGTCGCCGAGCTGCGTTCCGCGATGGGCCGCGGTGATCTCGACGAGATGTCGTTTGCGTTCCAGGCGATCCGCCAGGAGTGGAACGAGGACTACACCGAGCGAACGATCCGCGAGGTGAAGCTCTACGACGTGTCGGTCGTGACCTACCCGGCGAACCCTGCGACGGTCGCCGTGATGCGCGGCGACGACGCCGCACCGAACCCCTCCGGGTTCCCCCTGGGGCTCGCCCGAGCCCAGGCCGAAGCTCTGCGGATCTGATCCGCACCCAACACCGCGCCGACTGCGACGCCGCTCGACACGCCGACCCCCAGGGGTCACCTGTCGCGCACCTCTGATGTCACCCGGTGATCCATCCCAGCTCAATCAATCCGAAGGAGGATCATCATGCTGGAGCACATCCGTGCACTCATCCGCGCAGCGCTCGACGAGCGTTCGGCGCAACAGGCGGCCCTCGACGAGGTGCTCGCCGCCCCCACCACCGAGGCCCGTGACCTCAACGACGCCGAGTCGGCATCGTTCACCGAGGCGCGTACTGCGATCCTCGAGATCGACGAGCGTCTCGCCGCCTACCGCACCCGTGAGGCCGAGCTCGTCGACCTCGCCGAGCGTGAGGCGGCAGCGTCGGAGGCCCGTGCGTCGGTGCTGCCCGAGATCGCGACCGTCACGGTCCGCAGCGAGGCGCGCACCTACCGGCCCGACGGGGAGCACAACTTCCTCGCCGACGCCTACCGGTCCCGGTTCCACGGTGACCGCGCGGCGGCCGACCGCATCGAGCGTCACCGCACCGAAGCCCAGATCGACTACCGGTCGACCACCGGGAACTTCGGCGGTCTCGTCGTCCCGCAGTACATGACCAACCTGTACGCGGCGAACCTGGCGTCGGGGCGTCCGTTCCTCAACGCCGTCACGTCGATGGGTCTGCCCGACGCCGGCATGACCGTCACGATCCCCCGCGGGACCACCGTGGTGAGTGTGGCGGCGCAGGAGACGCAGAACACCGGGGTGTCGAACACGACCGCGGCGAGCGAGGGCCTGTCGGTCCCGGTGCGGACCTTCGCCGGTCAGCAGGTGCTCTCGCGTCAGGCGTTCGAGCGTGGCGAGGACATCGGCGGCATCCTGCTGGCCGACTTGTTCAACCAGTACGCGACCAAGACGAACATCTCGGCGATCTCCGGTAACGGCACCGTCGGCGGCCACTGGGGCATCATCAACACCACGTCGGTGCAGACCGCATCGTGGACCGGCACGACGGGCGCCTCGCTCGTCGCTTCGATCCACAACGCCGTCGGCAAGATCAACGGTGCGCGATACGCGGCGCCGGACCTGATCGTGATGCATCCCCGCCGCTGGGCGTGGCTGTGCGCACAGTCCGACACCGCCGGTCGTCCGCTGGTGCAGATCTCCGGCTACTCCGGCGACAACGTCGTCGGCGCAGGCGCTGCCGCTGGGTACGGGGCGGTCGGCTCGGTCGCCGGCATTCCTGTCGTCAGCGACGCCGGCGTGCCGGTCACCCTCGGCACGTCCACCGATGAGGACCGCATCATCGTGACCCGTCGCGCGGACGTCTTGCACATGGAGGACGCCGGCGCCCCCGTCGGGCTCACCTTCGAGGAGGTGCTCGGCGACCAGTTGAGCGTCCGCCTCGTCGCCTACGGGTTCTCGGCGTTCACCGCCGGCCGCTACCCGGTCGCGTCCTGCATCATCCAGGGCACCGGCCTCATGCAGGTCCTCTCCTAGGGGCCCTGTCCCAGTTTGTGGGGTGCGGGTGGCGCCGTGCTCGTCGCCCGCACCCCACCTCACACAACACCCCTCAGCACGGGAGGAACAACCAAGATGGATCACCCTGGACGCGTGCTGCTCGCGTTCCCCTCCACAGGCCACGACATCTCCACACGATTCCTGCGGTCCTACGTCGAGTTCGACGTGTGGGACCGCGAACGGTCGGTGGCGGTGTGGGAGTCGATGGGCGCGCCGGAGGCTCCGAACCCGCTCGATCTCCGGCTACTGCACAACTACGTCGCGATCGAGGCGACCGCGAACCTCGCGAAGGCGCGGAACCGTCTCGTCGTCGAGTTCTTGGACAACAACCCAGAGGCCGAGTGGTTGTGGTTCTGCGACACCGACATGGTGTTCGAGCCCGACACGATGCACCGTCTTGTCGCACGAGCAATCCAGATGGACCTCAAGGTCCTCGGCGCCTTGTGCGTGATCGTCACCGCGGATGGGCCGGTGCCGACGATGTTCATCGACGACGACGACAGCGTCACCCGTGTCCTGTTGGACTGGGAGCCGGATCAGGTCGTCGAGGTTGCAGCGACCGGCAGTGGGTGTCTCCTCGTCCACCGTGAGGTTCTGGAGAAGATGCGCGCGGACGCCGGCGGCAGCGACAACTCCTGGTTCGGCTTCGACGTCGTCAACGCAGCGAACGGCAAGGAGTGGGCGCTCGGTGAAGACGTGTCGTTCTGCCTCCGCGCCAGGGCGTCGGGGTTCACCGTCAACGTCGACACCACCTGTCACGTCGGCCACCACAAGGGCCCGCGGGTCTGGTGGCCGTCGGACACCAAGACATCACCGGCGCAGATCAGCGACGCGTGGCGCAACCGCAAGGAAGATTCGGCGTACCGAGACGAGCTGTGAGCGGTTCCTTACCTGCGATGGGTCCCGATGCGGCGCGCTACTGGCTGGCCGGCGGTGGTGAAGCGGTTGCTCGACCGTTCAACCTTCGTTGGGCGCTCCCACGACTGTGCGGTCAGTCACTGCGACGCTGGTGGGCGCTGTGGGCGCTGTCGTGGCCCGCTGCGGCGGGCGGAATGTTCGTCCTCGCCCACAGTTGGGGGCTGTCTGTTGATCGTGCGGCGCTCGCCGTAGCGTTGTGCCTCGGGCTCGCAGGGGTGTGGGGTCCTGCCGTCGTCCGTCCCGTCGGTGTTGATCTCCCGGCGCTCGCCGTCGGGGTGTGGGCCGCCGCGGCGTTCCACAGTGGATGGTGGCCCCTCGGGGTCGTGCTGGTTCTCGCATCGGCGACCGTCAAGGAGTCTTCGCCGGTGTTCGTCGCCATCTGGGCGTGGCATCCCGCAGCGCTCATCGGCCTCGCAGCACCGGCGGTTGCGCAACTGATCCGACGTCCGGCGCTCGACCCCGTCACAGCGATGCATCCGATGCGTGAGGTTCACGACCATCCGGTGCGCACGGCGCTCACCGCACGTTCGTGGCGTTCGGCGTGGGTGATGGTCGCACCGTGGATGGTGTGCCTCGCAGCCCTCTACCGCCCCACGTTGAGCGTCGCCGTCGCGATCGCAGTCGCCTACGCCCAGCTCTTCGTGGCGACCGACACCGTCCGACTCATCCACACCGCAGCGGGCCCAACCCTCGCAATCGCCGCAGCAGCGGTGATCCCCGACGGGTGGCTGGCGATAGCCGCCGTCGTCCACCTCGTGTGGTGGTGGAAACCCGAACTGATCTGAGGAGGTGAACGGGTGAACTACGCGACCGAAGAAGAGTTCCGCGAGTACGTCGGCCTGGCCGTCGGCGTCGGCGACACCGCATCGATCAACGATGTTCTCGACGTCGCCTCTCGATGGGTGGACACATACTGCGGACGCATCTTCGATCTCACTGCCGACACCGCGACCGCCCGGGTGTTCCCCTCGAACGGGGCCGTGGTCGACGTCGACGACTTCGCCACCACCTCGGGCTTGGTCGTGGAGACCTCCGGTGACCGCAGCTCGTGGACCACAGTCGACGCCACCACCTATTACGCAGGACCCGACAGCGCGGCCGCGTGGGGACGACCGTGGACTCGCGTCGAGCTCACCACCGGCGTGTTCTCCGCGTGGGCGAGGGTCACCGCCAAATGGGGGTGGACGGCGACCCCGGCGCAGGTCACCCGCGCCACGCTCATGCGCGCCCACTGGTTCGCCAAACGCAAGGACTCCCCCTACGGGATCGAGGGGTTCGACGGGTTCGCGCTCCGCGTGTCCTCAGCCGGCGACCCCGATGTCCGCTCCCTCCTCGCGACGTACCGCCGCGGCGACCGTGTCTTCGGGATCGCGTGATGCACCCCGCCGTCGCAGAGTTCGTCGCAGCGAACCGACCCGATCGACCAGGCGACGTGTGGGAGGTCGGGTCACGCAACATCAACGGCACGGTGCGCCACCTGTTCGACGACGCGGACACCTGGACGGGCGTCGACCTGATCGACGGTCCCGACGTCGACATCGTCGGCGACATCTGTGATCTCGACGCCGAAGACGTCGCCGACCTCGTCGTGTGCCTCGAGGTCCTCGAGCACGCACCACGCTGGGTTGACGTCATCGGTGCGTGCGCCGCAGCGCTCCGACCGGGCGGCACGCTCCTCGTGACCGCCGCAGCGCCCACGCGGGCGCCGCACAGCGGCTATGACGGCGGTGCCGTCCGACCCGACGAGCACTATGCGAACATCGACCCCGACGAACTCGCAGAAGCGCTCGCCGAGCACCTCGATGTCGTGTCGTGTCGGGTCAAGGGCGACGACGTGCAAGCGGTGGCGGTGCGGCCGTGAACACCCGCGATGTCCGCTCGGCGCTCGTCGAGCGGCTCGCGGTCGGTGTCGACGGGGTGGCGGTGCACCGTCGTGCGCCGGGGTCGATCCCCCACACCCCCGCCGTCGTCGTCGTCCGCCAGGGCTACCCCGCACATGACATCTTCGGTGACGCGGCGCCCACGTTCGCGTTCAACCTCGTCGCACTGGTGTCGAGCGCAGCGGAGACCAACGGTGATGTTCTCGACGATCTCGTCGACGACATCGTCGCGGTGTTCGACGACGCACCAGACCTCGACGGTGGTGTCGGAGCGGCGCGGGTCACACGCATCGGCGACGAGGATCGCGTCGACATCGGCGGCCAGAACTTCTACGCGACGACCATCGAGGTCGAGGTGCTGACCTGATGGGCACCTCGCACAGCGCCGAGGAGATGGCGCGGAAGCTCGAACGTCTCGCCGGGAGCATCGACGATGCGAACAGGGCCGGGACCCTTGCTGCGGCGCAGAGCACCAAGGACTCGATCGTGCCGCTCATGCGCGCCGCGACCGGCGGGGACCTGAAGCTGTCTGGGATGAAGCGGGGCCGTGTCGGGGTCCGCTACAAGGAGTTGCGTTCAGGCAGCGTGATCCTGTTCGCGTTCGGACCCGCGCACATCGTCGAACGTGACGTGAAACCACACCCGGTGCTCCCCCGTGCAGCGGGCGGGACTCGCGCATCACGTCGTCGTCGTGTCGAAGCCGCTGCGCTCATCGGGGCGATGAGCGGCCAGCAGGTCGGGTTCAGCACCAAAGGCGGTGTGCTCCGGTTCGCTGACGGGTCGTTCCGTCGTTGGTCACGTATCGCCGGCGGGTCGAAGGGCCGCCATCCGTTCGAACGCGGCGTCGATCTCGCCAGACCGAAGACCGGCGCCGCGTTCGTCTCGGCGCACCGCCGCCGTCTCCTCGAGGTCTTCTCGTGACACGGGCGCTCATCGTGCACCCGGGTCCGTCCTTCAGCGTCGCCGACGTCCACAGCGGCATCCTCGGCGGTCTCCGTGCGAACGGGTGCACCGTCTTGGACTTCAACCTGGGGGACCGGCTCACGTTCTTCGCCGAGGCGCGGTTGAAGCGGCGTGGCCGCTACGTCGCACCATTCGACGACGCCCAGGCGATCGCTCTCGCCGCCGACTCGCTCAAGAACGCGTGTTACGAGTGGTGGCCCCACGTCGTCGTCGTCATCTCTGCATTCTTCATCCCGACCTCGGTGCTGGATCTGATGCGCCATCGGGGCCACAAGGTCGTGATCGTCCACACCGAATCCCCCTACGAGGACGACCGTCAGCTCGAACGTGCCGAGTACGCAGACCTGAACCTCCTCAACGACCCGACGAACATCGACAGGTTCCCCCGCGCCCGCTACCTCCCCCACGCATACGACCCGGCTGTCCACCATCCCGGCGACGGGACGGCGACATGCGACTTCGCGTTCATCGGGACCGGGTTCGGTTCGCGCCGCACCTTCCTCGAAGCGGTCGACTGGTCGGGGATCGACGCTGTGATCGGTGGGAACTGGCAGGGGATCGACGACACCTCACCGCTGCGCCCGTTGATCGGCCACGACATCGACGAGTGCGTCGACAACACCGACACCGCTGACCTCTACCGCAGCGCACGCACCAGCATGAACCTCTACCGCCGGGAAGCGGACCGGCCCGAACTCGCGGCTGGGTGGGCGATGGGCCCCCGTGAGGTCGAGCTCGCGGCGTGCGGTACGTGGTTCGCCCGCGACCCCCGACCCGAGGGTGACGAACTGCTGTCGATGCTTCCCACCTTCAGCGGTCCCGATGAGCTGGGCGATCAGATCCGGTGGGCGCTTGCCCACCCGACACAGCGACAGGCCGCCGCCGACCAGGCGCGGGCCGCTGTCGCACCCCGAACGTTCGAGGCGAACGCCGCGCACCTGTTGGCGGCGGCGGGCGTCTGAACCACACCTGTCCGCGCCGACCGGCGCGGCGAATGCGGCAGCCGAACCCCGAGTCGGGGTCGGTCTGACGCGCCCCAACCACCACCCATGAAAGGACCATGAACATGGCCAGAATCCATGGCCGCCGCGGGGCGGTCTACGCCGCAGTCGCATCCGGCGGCACCGCAGAACCCATCTCCTCGATGGCGAACTGGTCGCTGTCGGCGAAGACCGACCGCATCGACGTCACGGCGTTCGGTGACGAGAACAAGCAGTACCTCGCCGGTCTCCCCGACGCACAGGGCACCTTCGAGGGGTTCTACGACGATGCGTCGAACCAGTTCTACACCGCCGCCACCGACGGCATCGCACGCAAGTGCTACCTGTACCCGGACCGGACGAACACGAGCATCTACTGGTTCGGCACAGCGTTTTTCGACATGGAGATCTCCACCCCGGTCGGGGACGCCGTGAAGGTGTCGGGGTCGTTCGCGGCGTCGTCGAACTTCATTCGGGTCGGCTGAGGTGTCGGATCTGGTCTGGCAGATCACCACACCGTCGGGTGCCCGCCACATCGTCGACGACTTCACCATCGACGACCTCGAGGCGATGGCGACTGCCGCAGGGCAGTCGTGGTACCTGATGATGCGCTCACCGTTCCTGTCGGGCGCAGGCGCGAAGGCGCTCTACCTTCACGCCTGCGCCCTCACGGGCGATGACCCGCCCGACCCGCTCACTGCCAGGGTCATCAACGAGGCGTTCACGGCGATCGATGAGGACCTGCCCGCTGAGTACCAGGACGGGATCCCAAAAGCGGAGGGCGCGACGGGGACGCCGTCGTCGTCTGGTGCGCCCACCGCTTCGGGTGGCCGCCGGAAGTCGTGAGACGGCAGTCCTGGCGTGACCTCGCCTTGCTGTTGGAAGCGAACGAGTCGAGGGGGTGAGCTGTGGCTTTCACTGAACGTCTGAGGCTCATCATCGACGCTGACGGCGCGGGTGCGATCCGTGAGTTGAAGGCGGTCGGTTCGACCGCGCAGCGTGAGGTGGGCCGAGTCGAGAACACCTCCGCGAAGGTGTCGGCGAAGCTCACGACGATCGGTGTCGCCGCGATGACCGCCGGCGGCGCGGTCGCCGCGGGCCTGTGGAAGGCGTCGCAGGCGGCGTCGGATCTGTCGGAGGCGTCGAGCAAGGCCGGGGTGATCTTCGGTCGCAGTTCGACTGAGATCGACCAGTTCGCGGCGAACGCCGCGGCGAAGCTCGGCATGTCCAAACGTGAGGCGCTCGACGCTGCGTCCACGTTCGCGACGTTCGGGAAGGCCGCGGGGCTCACCGGGTCAGACCTCACCGGGTTCTCGACGAAGCTCGCGACGCTCGGCGCGGACCTCGCGAGCTTCTTCAACACCGCACCCGAGGATGCGGTGATGGCGATCGGGGCGGCGCTGCGAGGCGAATCCGAACCGATCCGACGCTATGGCGTGCTGCTCAACGAGGCGACACTCCGTAACGAGGCGTTCAAGGCCGGTCTGATCGCGTCGACGACGGAGGCGCTCACACCCCAGCAGCGAACCCTCGCCGCGTATCGGGTGATCCTCCAGCAGACCTCTGACGCGCAGGGCGATTTCGCCCGTACGTCCGATGGGATGGCGAACAGCCAGAAGATCGCGACCGCGCAGTTCAACGATGCGTTGGCGAACTTCGGGGAGGCGGCGCAGCCGGTGTTCACCGAACTGCTTCGCGGCCTGGGGTCGGTCCTCGGCATGTTCAACGATCTGGACCCCGCGACACAGAAGCTCATCGGCACCTTCGCGACGATGGGGGCCGTCGTCGGCGTCGGCGGCGGCGCTGTGTCGTTCGTCGCCGGGCAAGCGTCCACGCTGCTCGCAGCGTTCAACCGATTGCTCACGAAGCTGCCCGGTGTCACCTCGGGGATCTCGGGCGTGGAGGGCGTCATCATGGCGGTGGGCGCGGCAGCATGGGGCTACGCCTTCAACGAGAACAGCGCCCAGTACGAACGCGGCGTCACATCGGTCCTCGCGAGCACCGACAAGCTCAAGGCGGCGCTCAGCAGCGATCCCACCTCGAAGATCATCGACACCGACATCACTCAGGGCCTCATGGTGCTCGCCGAGCAGATGGAGGTGGGCGCGAATTCGGCGACGGACAAGATCCGCGACCTCATGGGCGTCTATGACGACGCTGGCGCACGCGCTGATGCCGCTGCACGTCAGATGGAGACGTTCAAGGCGGCGATCAAGGCGCTTCCCGCCGACCAGGCGCACGCGATGGTCGCCAAGCTCGCCCAACAGATGGGCTACATGGGCATCGAGGCCGACACGGCCCAGCGGATCGTCGACGAGCTCAACAGCGTCATCACCGAGACTCCGCGGGCCGCCGGCGACGCCGCAGCGGGACTCGGTGCGGCAGGGGACGCCGCGAAGGGTTTCGCCGAGCAGGTCGCTGATGCCCGATCGGTTGTCACCGGCGCGGTCGACGCCCAGGCGGCGCTCGCTGATGCACGGGACCGGAGCGCGGACGCGGAGGCGAAGCTCGCGGACCTGTGGCGCACCGGGGGCACCCGAAGCCGCGCCTACGCGGACGCTGTGCGGTCCCTCGGCGACGCGAACGACCGACTGCGCGACAGCCTCGACGGCGCCCGCACCGCCCAGGAGAAACTTGCGAAGGCACAGGCGGCGATCACGGGGGAAACAGACCCGATGCGCCGCGCTCTCGCGAAGGCGGCGGTCGACAACGCCGAAGCCGACTTCGCTGCGGCACAACAGGCGATGCGCGGCCTCGACCCCCAACTCGATGCGGAACGGTACCGCCGCGCCGCACAGCAGCTCCAGGACGCCGCAGACCGCCGCCGTGACGCCCGCAAGAAGCTCACCGCTGTCGACCCGACGACGGACCCGAACCGTTACATGGCTCTCCTCGACGACCTCCAGGGTGCGCAGCGAAACATGGCCCGATCCGAACGTGACGTCGCGAAGAGCCGTCAGGCGGTCGGCGATGCCCAGGAGAAGGTGACCGAGGAGTCCAAGCGGGGCACGATCGGATCCCGCGAGTACGCGGACGCGGTGAAGGCGGTCGAGTCCGCTCACCGCAACGAGGTCACCGCAGCGTTCGCGGCGAAGGACGCGACCGACAAGCTCAACGCGGCGATGGCGGAGAACCCCGGGATCGTCGCGCAGGTGTTGGAGGCGGGCAGGGCGCTCGTCGATCAGGGCCTCCTCGGCGCCAGCGCGTTCGGGCAGTGGGCGGCGTCGGTCGGAGCGTTGAACGCGGCACTCACCCAGACCGCAGCGGCGAAGGTCGCCGCGAACGACTCCGGCATCCCCGCTGGTCTGCCGGGGTCGACGAAGCTGGGTCCGCCCAACCCGGCGCTCGTCCCAGCCGGTCTGCCCGGGTCGTCGAAGCTCGGACCGGCCGCGCCTTCGCAGCTCCCCGCTGGCACGCCTGGAGCGTCACGCCTCGGGCCCGCTGCCCCCTCTGAGATGACATCGGTCCCGCTTGGCACCTGGGGCCTGCCGCTCCAGCCGCAGGCCGACGAGGTCTTCACCGACCCCCGCGGGGTCCGCTGGCATTACAACGCCAACACCCGCCGATGGGTCCGCTACAGCTCGGGTCTGGCGATGGGCGGCCCGACGATCGCCAACACGATGCACCGCGTCGGCGAACGCGGCCCCGAACTTCTCGTCGAAGGTGGACGGAACTTCCTGATCCCGGGGGAGAACGGGCGCGTGATGCCCCAGGTGCGATCCGTCGACGGCGGCGATCTCACCTCGCGCATCGCCGCAGCGGTCGCCGCAGCGGTCGCTGATAGCGGTGAACGGAAGAACGTCACGATCAACAACCACGGGGTCACCAACCCCGAGGCGACCGCCGCCGCCACCCTGCGTGCACTGCGGCGCAGCGACTTCCTCACCGGGGTGGGCCCGCGGTGAGCTTCTCGAACACGACACGCAACGGTCAGCTCGTCGTCAACTCCGTCTCGCTCATGGCCGCATGGGTGCGAGTCCTGAACCTCCCCACACTGTGGATGGGTGGCGGTGCACGCGGCGACAACCCGACCGTGGACGGGGTCGCGGGCGAGATCGCAGAACCGTGGATCCTCGACGCCGCCGAATACGACCTCGAGATCCTCGTCGCCGGGGACGTGCTGCACAGTGGCGGCACGCCGTCGTCGCCTGCGGTGGGCGTCGCAACGAACATCGGTCACCTCCGCAGCTCGCTGTGGGTGCCGCACACCTCCTACGCGGCGACCGTCACGCTCCCCGACGGGTCAACCACCCTCACCGCGACCGTGCAGGTCCGAGGCTTCGAGGTGGGTGACACCTACAAGACCGCCGCACGCTGCGCTGTCGCGTTGCGTGCGACCTCGGGTCGGTTCGCCTGATGGCGGCAGTCACCTTCGAGGTGGACGACGCCGGGTTCACCTCGGTGCCCACCGCCACGTCGGTCACGTTCTCCACGCGTCTCAACGAAGCCGGCGAAGCGCGTGTGAGTGTCCCCGCCAGTCAGTCGACCGACGCCAACCGGGTGATGACCCCGAACCGGCGTGGAGTGGTCAAGGTCGGCGGGACAGCCCGGTTCGCGGGGCGTTCCAAGCCGCAGACACGCAACTTCGTGACCCGCGACGGCGCGGCGCGCTGGGTCGAGGCGTCCTTCCCGGGGATCGTGTCGGAATGGGCGGACGCGACGGTGCTCGAACCGTTCGGTCCCGCGACGGTCCCCACAGCGTCGACCCGTGTCTTCAACTGGGCGTCGAACGAGATCGACGACGACACCTGGGGTTCTGCGTTCACGATCGTCGCCGGTGTCATCGGCATCGACGGCCGCCCGTGGGCGTTCCCCGACCCGCTCGCTTCACGTATCTGGACTGCGAGCGGGTCCGATGAGCGGGTGTACTGCAGGCGTCGCCTGTCGGTCACCGCTGGGACCGTCACCCCGTTCTTCACGGCGTCGCGGGGATGGCACCGTCAGTGGGTCGGCGGGGTCGCCGTGCTCGAAGGTGAACAGCCGCCGATGCCCTCCGACGAGTTCGCTCGACGGTCGGTGCCACGGTGGGCGGCGAGCGGCACGGGCGTGTTCGCGATCGAGTCGGAGAAGCTCCTCAGCGACACCCCGTGGCTCTCCGGGGCGGTGTACGGGCTGTCGTCCGCGACGACCGGCGAGTTGAACACCTCGACGTTCCTGTCCCACACGGGGCTCACGCCCGGGCCGGGACCGCAGGACCCGTGGAAGATCTCCGCGACCCCGACCGGGCCAACCCCGGGGAGGATCATCCGTGCGCTGCTCGAGGAGGCCCAGGCGCAGAGCCTCCTCACCGGGTGGACGCTCAACTTCAGCGACAGCGTCGACTCTGCGGGCAACGCGTGGGACCCCGTCGTCGAGGTGTCGTTCCCGGTGGGGATGGACCTCTACAGCGCTCTGGTGCAACTCGCGGAGACCGATATCGACTTCGCCGCTCCGACTGACGGGACGAGGGTGCTGTCGGCGTGGCGGTGGCGTGAACGGGGCGGGTTCCACTCGGGTGGTTATGCCTCGACGCTGTCGGGGGAACGGTTCGGGACGGCGTCGGGTCGTGTGGGGAACCTCGCCGAGCTCGATTTCGTCTATCAGGAGGCGGCGCCGACGAAGCTGCACGTCCGCTGGGAGCGGGGGAGTTTCATCACCGGGTCGGGGTCGGTGATGCGTTCGGTGCAGCTCCAGTCGTCGACGTTGGCCGCGGCGCAGGCCGATGCGGCGGCGATCATCGCCGGGGGTGACTCCGAGGCGGTCGGAACGTCGGTGGTCGCATCTGTCGTCCCGCGCAACGGCGACGATGTGCCGTTGGTCGACTTCGGGGTCGGCGACGGCGTCCGCTGCCCCGATGAGACGGGGACGCTCGCCACCTACCGCTGTGTCGGTGTGACCGTCGAGGCGGGGCGCAACGCCGAGGCCCGCTATGTCGTCGAGTTGTCGTCCCCGCTCGCCGAGCGGGCGGCGAACGCTGCGCGCTGGTTGGCACGTGTTCAGCCCGGGGGGCTTGGGGGGATCTCGCCGGTGTCGGGCACGGCGTCCGACCTGGGTTCGGGTGTCCCCTCGGGGGTTCTGTCGGAGATCCGCACGGTGACGGCGAACATGCCGGGTGCGGTCGTGTTGGATACCTCCGATCCGTGGCCCGCGTCGCAGCGGGTGCGGCTCTACCGGTTCGCATCCACGCTCACCACCGCCGGGTCGACGTCGACGACGGTGAAGGTCGCCGTGAACGGCACCTACGTCCACACCGCGGTGATCCCCGCGTCGTACACCGAGCACGACGGGTTCATGGGTGACATCTACCTGACCAAGGGGGACGTTCTGACCTTGGAGGTGACCGTGGCGGGCACCGGCGCCGACGGGCTCGTGTTCGAGTGCTTCGCGACCGAAGCCGTTTGAGAGGGGCGTGATGCTCGCAGACTTCACCTGTGACGATGTGACGATCCGGCGTCCACGTGATGTGCCGGTCGCGTGGACCTGGGAGTTCACCGACGACGACAGCGGGTCGGCGCTGCCGATCACCGACACGACCGTCGTGGAGGTGCGCGACGAACGTTCGCCGTCCTCGACGCTGCGTGCCACGTCGGGTACGCCACCGCTCGGCGCCCTGGCGCTCACCCTCACGTTCCCGTCGACTGGGACCGTCGAGGTGACATCCGCGAGCGACTGGACGGCCGACGCCGGCACCTACTTCCACGAGATGCATGTGACCGTCGACGGCCATCGCATCGTCGTGGCGGGCCCGTTCGTCATCGCTGAGGGTGGTGTGTCGTGAGCGCCATCGTCGCGAAGCTGTCGGTGTGTCGGATCGTCGCCGAGGTGGCGTCGGTCGGGCGTGTCACGCGTGTCATCGCCGTCGGCGCCGGCGGCGGTGGCGGTGATGTCACGTCGGTGAACGGTCAGACCGGCGTGGTGGTGCTCGGCGCCTCCGATGTCGGTGCGGTGCCGGGGTCGATCGTCGACGCGAAAGGCGACCTGATCGCAGCCTCCGCGGCGGACACGGTGGTGCGGCTCGGTGTCGGTACCGCCGGTCAGGTGCTCACGGTCGATTCCGGTGAGGCGACCGGCATGAAGTGGGCGACCCCAGCGGCGGGTGGCGCTTCGGGTTATTCGCAATCGTTCCTGCTGATGGGAGGCTAGATATGGCCACGACTCGCAAAGTGCTCGGCCAGGCAGCCCCCGCCGCGGACACCGACACCGATCTCTACACGGTCCCGGCG